ATTACCCTGAGGATTGATTGCCAAAGGAGCTGTGAGAACAACACCAGTGCTATTAACAACCACTAAGGAAAGAAAATTAGCAACAGTGGCTCCAAACACATCACATTGACCAGCAACAGTAACTACGGCTGTGGTTAAATTTATGGAATAGCCATAAAAAACAGAACCATCAGGACCGAAGTTATTAATAAAAGGTGGGGAAACATTAGAAGGATCAGATGCTCCCATAACAACGTTACCACAAAGGTTAACAGGAATGGGAGTCTGTGTACCACTAGCCAATTGCAAAGTCAAAGACTTATCGAACTCAGCAGCAGTACCAGCATCACCTTGAAGATCAAAGAAACCACAGTTTCCATTCTCCTTCTGAATAGTTAAAGACCAACAATCATTAGCAGGGACATTAAACTCATGCATATAACGAATGGGGGTTTCAAAAGAAGGACACATCCAAGATAAAAATCCTCCAACAGGAAAGTCAGGACCATAACTGGCAGCATACAAAGGGACATTAATGTTCACTTTGACTTTAAAAGCAGCAGTCTTACCAGTAAAAGAATCTGGAACTTTCGTATCAAACGAGAACTTCTCTGGATCCATAAGAGATAAAGCATACTTTGTACCAGCATTAACTCTACGTTTGGTACCAAGCTCTTTCTGAACAGACCCTTTATCGCCGAGGGTAGAGTACTTCGTTCCACGGTAATCAAAATCTGGCTTATACTGAGTATAGCCTCGTGGTCCCATTGGGATACTTCCGAAATTTCCACGCGTGCGACGAGTTTTTCCTCCGAAACCAGGACCAGTTGAAGCAACTTTACGTTCAGCAACGGATTGGCGAACACGTTGAACAACAACTGGTGCTGGTGCGCCTTCTGCAATAGCTTTTGAAACCACCTTCTTAGTGCGGGAACGCACTCTTTTCTTTCTTTGAGGTAAAGCATAGTCTGGGACATTTTCCATGAGTTAAGAACAATTTTTATCACGGCTTTCAAAATTTAAGTGCACACCGCGGAATAGGTTTAAAAAAAATATGAAAAGAACGCTATTCTTGTCCAAACCATAACTTTGCAACATCTTCTTTCTTACGAAGGCGAAGAAATTCGGACGGAGCATTCTCAGGAAGAGAAGCCCCGTGGTTAATCAACCACTCACGAAAAACACCTATTTTAGAAAAAAGTATTTCATCCCCGAAAGATTCACTCCACAAAGCTGTAACCCGTTGCAACGCGAGATTTAAATCTTCACGTTTGTCGGGCCAAATTAAAGCAGCTTGAAACTTCCCAGGACGGCAAGGTTCCATAACATAATGTCCATTACGGAATATAACACGGCCTCCAAGGAACTCAACTCCTAAAGGGCCTTTAATGAAAGGGGGGTCTTCTAATATCAATTTCATGCCCATCTTTGCAAACTCAGCAACTTTAAGATCAGGAAGATAACCATGATTTAAAATAAAATCATCTGAATCTTCAACATAATCATCAGCATAAGATGTAAGAACAACATGCTTAGTGTAAGTAGAACAAGGCATATCAGTTAAAAGACGATACACATAACGACGAAGTATTTGATGCCATACGTCATTATCAGTGGAAGTGGACCAAGAACCAGTAGAATTACCATCCAACTTCTGAATAATTTGAGCATTTGGAAGAACACGAAGAGTAAATACTTTTTCATAAAGTAAACGTTTAAAACGTAACCAATTATCATAAGTTTTATACTCATCAGATAAACACTCCCAACGAACATATTGACAGACACACATTGAAATGTACTGCATATGTCGATCCCATTTCCAAACATCACCTCTTTCATTATAACCAGATAAACGGCGAACCAACTTATCAACACCACCATAAAATTTACTCCAACCAATGCCAACATCATGAACAGTATGATATAGGTCATTAAAATGACCTTCAGCCATCATACCAGCATAATACAACAAAGGTGGCGAACAAATTATGGTGCGGATATCATCGGCATTAAACTTACTTTCTTTAGTAAGTTCTTCCTTTCCAAACTCCCTCCAAAGCTCAATAAATGATGATTTATGAAAAGTATTCCAATAAGGATAAACTAAATCACCATGGGTGGCAATGAAATCAGACTTAGATCTTAAATCAAAATCTTTACTCATAAAACCACCAGATGTTGAAGCTTTC